GGACGTGTTAAACCAATCATGGGACTCGGATGACTTTGGCCTTTTCACCATGTGCGTGTCATTCTGGTTTGTTGGCCGATCTATTGAGAAGTACCAGAAGCAATGAAAGAGGCCATAAAGATCGCCAAAGACTTATTGGTGGTTCCGTTTGAGGGTTGCGCTAAGGTATTGCCAAACGGTATGGTTGCCGCGTATCCCGATCCTGGTTCCAATGGCGATCCTTACACGATAGGGTTTGGGACAACAGGCCCGGACGTAACGCCAACAACCGTTTGGTCGATGGCGGAATGCGAGAAACGCTTAGAGGCTCACCTGATTCACTTTGCCACAGGACTTATCAAACTATCACCGAGGCTTGTTTCCGCCGCGCCACGCCGATTCGCCGCTGTCCTGTCATGGGTCTACAATTGTGGCTTGGGCAATTATCGGATTTCAACCTTTAAGCGACGCGTGGACGCCGGCGATTGGGCTGGCGCGCGAGAGGAGTGCGTAAAGTGGAACAAGGCACGCGGACGCGTCATGCGTGGCCTTACGAGAAGACGCGAAGCCGAAGCCATGATGATGAGATAACGCCATGCTTGCACCGTTAAAAATTCCGCCAGGGGTGTACAGGAACGGCACGAATTACCAGGCCGCGGGAAGGTATTGGGATTCCAATCTTGTGCGCTGGTACGAAGGAACGATGCGCCCGATTGGCGGGTGGGTGAAAGCGTCAGGCGATACGTTTTCAGGTTCAGCGCGCGGCATGTTTAGTTGGCGCGATAACGAATATGATCGTTGGCTTGCCGTTGGTACACACTCAAAACTTTACGTTTGGAATGGCGGAAACTTCTATGACATCACGCCATCAGGTTACACAGTAGGGCGCCAAAACTCATTCACGGGTTATGGGTACGGCGCTGCGAATTACGGTTTAGGCACTTATGGCACCAAGCGCACTGTTGGCGCTGAGTTGGACGCCACAACGTGGACGCTAGACAATTGGGGCGAGTATCTTGTTGCTTGCGCCAATAGCGATGGCAAGTTGTACGAGTGGCAAAACAACGTTGGCTCGATTGCCGCTGCCATCACGAATGCGCCAACGGATAACACGGCACTTATTGTCACGCCAGAGCGTTATTTGTTTGCGCTTGGTGCTGGCGGCAATCCGCGTTTAGTGCAATGGTCTGACCAGGAAGACAACACAACCTGGACGCCATCAGGATCAAATACAGCGGGATCGTTAGAGCTTCAAACCAACGGTCGCATTTTGGCGGCTAAACGCGTGCGCGGTCAGGTATTGATCTTGACCGAAACAGACGCTCATGTGATGAATTATCTTGGTCCGCCATTGGTATATGGTCAAGAAAAGGTTGGTTCGTTTTGCGGTTTGATTGGTCCGCAAGCCGTTGCCGTGATTGAAGGTGGCGCTGTTTGGATGTCAGACAAATCATTTTTCTTATTCAATGGTCAACTTCAACCATTGCCTTGCTCGGTTGGCGACTATGTCTTTACCGACATCAACCTTGATCAAGTGGCGAAGATTTATTCGGGGCACAATTCGGCTTTCGGTGAAGTGTGGTGGTTTTACCCGTCAGCAGATAGCAATGAGTGCAATCGCTATCTAATTTGGAATTACCGCGAAAACCATTGGGCGATTGGCGAATTGGCGAGAACATGCTGGACGGATGCCGGTGTGTTCACTAACCCGCTATCCGTTGGAACCGATGGGTTCCTGTATGAGCATGAAAACGGATGGACTAACAACGGCACGCCCATCACGTCCACGCGCTACGCCGAATCAGGTCCAGTTGAAATTGGCGCTGGTGATCGTTTCATGTCGGTCCGCCAAGTGCTGCCGGATGAAAAGTCACAAGGCCAAGTGAAGTTGACGTTTTACACGCAGTCAACACCAGAGTCTTCCTCAACAACGTATGGCCCTTACTCGATGCAACCTTACACGAATGTAAGGTTCACGGGTCGCCAGGTAGCGATGCGCGTTGTCGGAAATGCTGATGCCGATTGGCGTGTTGGAACGATTCGCTTGGATGCTGTAGCGGGAAGCGGACGATGAGACTACCCAATCCGCCACAAGATTACTCGGCATCCATTGAGCGCGAACGCAATCGAGCGATTGAAAGCGCTGATGCGTTGAATCTGAAGAAGTTGCAGGATGTCGAGTTTGTTGAGGGTGCGCGGTTAATTTTGCGCTCGCCCAATGGAACGCGTTACAACATTGCAGTTAGTAACGCCGGCGTGATTAGCGCAACAGCAATTTAGAGGTAAACATGGCAACGAAAGCAGACATTCAAACGCTTTATCAGCAAACCTTAAACCGCGCGCCGCGTGACGATGAAATCAATTGGTGGCTCATGTCCGCCAATAACGAAAAGTGGACACCGGCGCAATTACGCGGAGCGTTTCTGCGCGATGCTATTCCAGAGCTTTACACGTCAACGCTTGGACGCTCGCCAAATCCTGATGAAGTGGCGTATTGGCAATGGGCACAGGGTGAATTGGCATCACCTAGTGCATTGCGTACCGAGTTTATACGTTCAGCGCAGCCCGAAATAGCGATCAACGCCGCAAGGCAAGCCGGTGCCAACAGACAAATGCAAGGCATCACGGAAAAAGGTTTAGCGGGTCGCACTTATACGCCATACACTGGCGATTACACACGTTATGGCTTTGGACCTGAATCGTTGCTATTTACCAACACTGGTCAAATAACGCCATATACACTACCGGAAGGTTCTAAGTGGCGGACACAACCAAATCCTGAACCGTCGCCATCCGATCAAACCGATCAAGTAACTAGCCAAGCGGCAAAAGATGCCGCTGCTGCAACGCAGCAAGTAGCGCAAAACGTTGGTTCTTCAGTCACGCAAGGCGCAACTAATCAGCAACTTCAAACGACTGGCGGAACATCCACATCAACGGGTGGCTTGCTTGACATGGGTAAGGATAATTTTGTTGATGATCGGTCAATTTTATCGACTGGCGGACCAGTGACAGACAGTCTTTTGAATGTTCAAACGCAACCCGTTATTCAGCAGCCCGTAGTCAATGAAACTGTTGCAACGCAACCCGTTGTCAATCCTTACGATCAACAAGTAACCAGTTGGTATCAAGGTTTGCTAGGACGCGCGCCAACGCAAGCCGACTTAAATTATTGGGGTGGCGAATTAGCCAAAGGTATTGACGCTGGCGCGATTCAGGAAAGCATTGGCACGTCACCCGAAGCCCTGCTGAATCGTGAATATCGCATGTCATTGGGTCGCACGCCAACGCAAGCCGATTACAACTATTGGCTTGGTGATGTGTATGGTCAAGGCACATCAATCGGTGACATCCGCCAAGCGATCAGATCATCACCTGAAGCGCAACTGTTTTCTGGTTACAACACGGCAGCGCAAAACGTTCAACTTCAACCGTATGACTTTTACTTGAATCAGTTGACGGGTGGCGCGCCAGTGCAAGGTTTATTGTCAACGATCAACCAGCCGCAGTTTGTCAACAATGGACTGTTGGCGACATCATGAATGCCTTTGATGCCGCCAATTGGAAACGGTGCATACCAATCATTGAATCCGCATTGCAATACAGCGGCGGCACGCATAATATCGACGATATTGAACGAGCAATTACCGCCAAAACGATGCAGTTTTGGCCAGGTGCGCAGTCAGCAGTCATCACAGAGATTCAGGTTTACCCTCGCCTCAAAGCGCTTCACTATTTTCTTGCTGGCGGGAACCTCGAAGAACTCGCGCGTATGCGTCCAATCATTGAGCATTGGGCCGAATCAATCGGATGTCAACGAGTCACGTTAGCCGGAAGACGAGGTTGGATTCGTTCGTTTTTGGCGGATGAAGGTTATCAAGAAAAATGGACGGTTATGTCCAAGGAGCTGAAGAAATGAGTAAAGGCGGCGGCGGATCAACATCAACTTACCAGCCTGATCCTGAATTCAAACAAGCAGCGCTTCAAAACTATGCGTTTGCCCAACAAGTTGCACAGCAACCTTATCAGGCTTATGGCGGACCAAGGATTGCGGGATTCACGCAACCGCAGCAAGAAGCCATGGCAGCGATCCGCCAGTCACCATTAAGTCTTGGCGAATCTATGCAGCAATTTTATAACCCGTACAACGAGCAAGTGATCAAGAATACGCTGCAAAACATCGAGAATCAACGATTGATGCAACAGCAGCAAACCCGCGCGCAAGCCGCCAAAGCTGGCGCATACGGCGGAACGCGCCAAGCAGTGCAAGAAGCGTTGCAACAACAAGCGGCGCTGCAAACGGGCGCTCAAGCCGCGGCACAATTAGCGCAGCAAGGATTTGGCCAGGCAGCTGCGCTCGGTGCGCAAGACATTGGTTTACGCCAACAGGCCGCAGCAGGACTGCAAGGTGTTGGCGCTCAACAGCAAGCCATGAATCAAGCCAATCTGGATTTGGCGTATCAAGACTTTTTACGCCAACAGCAATATCCACTTCAACAATTGCAAATCCTTCAACAAGGTCTTACGCAAATGCCATCGGGTGGAACACAGCAAACAACGCAAAACCTTTCCGGCGCACAACAGTTTGGGCAAGGGTTGAGCAACGTTGCGGCGCTTGCTTATCTGTTTTCTGATAAGCGCATGAAGGAAAACATTTCAAAGATGAAGTCACCACTTGCTGCGCTTGGCGGCAT